GAGTTGGGAAAACGACACTTTGTATTTTCTTGATTTCGTGGTTGCTTGGAACGAATAGCGAATTCGCAAATCTATATTCAAGTTGTAGTGGGCAGTTATGTAATGCGTTTTATAAAGGCGTTGGCGAATTGATAAACGATAATTACACTTATCAATGGGCGAAAATCTTTAAAGAAACAAAGTTTGATAAAAATAGTTTTTGTAATGCGAAAGAAACTTACATTGATACAGGGCGAATTAAACGCTACCATTCAATTACTTGTAGGTCTATTGACGCAGATGGTTTAAATGGTGCGTGTGATTGTGATGGGCTTATGATTGGTGATGATTTGTGTAGTGGTATTGAAGAGGCGTTAAACCCAAGTCGTATGGTTGTGTTATGGTCTAAAGTAAATAACAATCTAATTACGAGAGTTAAAATGGGCGCTAAAATCTTATGGGTTGGAACGCGCTGGTCTAAAAGCGACCCTATTGGTTTAAGACAAAATATGCTCGTTAATGAAAGCGAGTTTAAAAATAGGCGTGTTCGCATTATCAATATGTCGGCTTTAAATGAAAATGATGAAAGCAATTTTGATTATTTATATGGTGTTGGTTTTAATACTGATTATTTTAAACAAAGGCGAAAATCATTTGAGGCGACTGATGATTTAGCAAGTTGGTTAGCACAATATATGGGCGAACCTATTGAGCGTAGTGGCTTATTATTCCCACAAGATAGTTTAAAGTATTATAACGGCGTTTTGCCTGTTGGAAAGACACCTGATAGAATATTTTGTGCTATTGATATTGCGTGGGGTGGTGGCGACTATACAAGTATGCCTGTCGCATTTCAATACGGAAACGAAATATACATTCACGATTGGGTGTTTTCTAATAAAGATAAGTTTTCAACAAGACCTGCCGTAGTAGATATGATTAAGAAACACAATATACAATCGCTATTAGCAGAAGCGAATAATGGTGGTAGCGAATATGTAGAATATATTGAAAACGAATTAAAGAAATCAAATTATAGATTAAATATCACGCAAAAAAGAAATAATGCTAATAAAGAAATTAGAATATTTGACCACGCACCTGAAATTAAAACTTGGTATTTCTTGGAAACAAGCAAACGAAATAGCGATTATAGGAAAGCAATGGAACAAATATGTTCTTATGTAATAGCAGGAAAGAATAAGCACGATGACGCACCTGATAGTTTATCTATGTTAGCGGATAGCGTTTATAAATTAAACAAACCTGCTACAAGTTATGAGATAATAAACGCACCTTTCTAATAAAATAACCAAAAAGGCGTATAGGTATAACACTAATAGTTAAAAACTATGATAAAAATTAATTAAATTGAGAGCGAAATATGATTTTAACAGGTAGAAAAAAGTTAATTGCACCTTATGAATATGCAGATGAAACAAACATCGGGAACATTATTGCTTTAATTCAATCAGTTTTTCAAATTAATGTAGGCGAAATGGACTACTTAATCAATTATTACAAAGGTTGGCAACCTATTTTTAACCGTGAAAAAAAGTTTCGTAAAGAAATTAATAACAAAGTTGTTGAAAACCACGCAAACGAGATTACAACATTTAAAACAGGTTATTTATTAAACAAACCTATTCAATATGTCGCAAGAAAAGAAAGTGTTGATAACAAATCAGTTGAGTTATTAAACGATTATATGATTGTTGATAACAAAGAGGGCAAAGATAAAAAACTTGCTAACGAACAAAGCGTTTGTGGAACTGCTTATAGATTAGTTTTACCTAACAATAGTTATGTTGATGATGGAAATTCAAGTCCGTTTAATATATTTGATATAGACCCGAGAAAAGGTTTTGTTGTTTATTCAAGTGCGTTAGGCGAAAAACCTATTTTAGGTGGTGTTATATACACCATTAAAGGCAAAAACGATATGACTAACTATATAGTCCAATGTTATACTGATACAAAGTTCTATAAGTTAGTTAATGGTGTTTTAGTAGAAGCAAGAGAACATACTTTAGGTATGATACCGATTATTGAATACCCTTTAAACAATGAAAGAATAGGCGATTTTGAAAAAGTAATTGGTTTATTAGACGCTATTAACTTGGTTCAATCAAATAGATTAGATGGCGTTGAACAATTTGTCCAAGCGTTAATGGTGTTTAAGAATGTTGATATTGATGAAGATGGATTACTTGCTTTAAAACAACAAGGCGCTATTAAGATTAAAGATAATGGTAGTGGCGATAAAAAGGTTGAAGCGAATGTTCAATACTTAACACAAGAACTTAACCAAACACAAGTTCAAACATTAAAAGATGATATGTATAGTGTTGTATTAAAGATTTGTGGTATGCCTAATAGAAATACCAATAGCAAATCTACAAGCGACACAGGTTCGGCAGTTATTATGCGTGATGGTTGGAGTGAAGCCGAAGCAAGAGCAACCGAAACTGAAATGAATTTTAAAACAAGCGAAAAGGAAACTCTAAAACTTTGCTTACGAATAGCGAAAGATATTACAAAAAATAAACTTGTTTTATCTTTAAGCGATTTAGATATTAGATTTACTCGTAGAAACTATGAGAACATTTATCAAAAAGCACAAGTATTACAATTATTATTATCTACAAATAAAGTAGCACCAAGATTAGCGTTTGTAATTTGTGGCTTATTCTCTAACCCTGAAGAAGCATACAACGAAAGTGTTGAGTATTATAAAAATAACCCATCAGTAAAACTTGAAACAAAAGAAGTTAAAGATAAAGAAACAACAATAGTAGAGGGAACGCCTAATAAACAATAAAGCGTATTCAATAATTTATGAAAATACAAAAGAGTGATATAGATATTAATGTAATAACAAGCATAGTAGATATTATTAACAAAGGTTTAAGTGCTGAAGTTAAAAGAGAAAAAAATAATATCGTAGTTGTGGAGTTAAAGCGTAAAGCGATTATCAAGTCGCAAGTAAAAGAAATTATAATTGGCAATATCGCCAACGATAATGAACAGGGAAGTTCTAAAAACACAAAAGAGTAGGGAAACTCTATAATCACACAAATATATAGTGAGGGAACACTTAAAAACGCAGGAGGAAAATAGTTTATGAATAAGGAACTATTAGAAAAATTAGGTATTACTGATGAGAGTATTACCGATGAAAAGTTAGTTGAGTTAGTGTTGGGACAACGCAACAAACTTCAAGCAGATAATGACAAGCAAAAAGAAATTATCTCAAAGCGTAATGGAGAAATTGCAGAGTTCAAGCGTCTTGCAGACGCAAAGAAAACTGACGAGGAAAAGCACAAAGAATATGTTGCTAAACTTGAAAGTGATTTAGCAGAACTTCGTAAAGAAACCACTACAAAAGATATAAAGACTAAATACTTGGCATTAGGTTATAGCGATGAAGAAGCGGATAAGATTGCAAACGCAAGTATAGAAAACAACCATTCATTAGTTGCTAAATATATTGGCGAACACCAATCAAAAGTAGAAGCGGAATTCAAAGCTGAATTGCTTAAAAAAACACCACACCCTGACGGAAACGGTGGTGGAAACCCAAATAGTAAATACACCAAAGAAAACTTTAGAGCAGGAAAGATAAGTTATGATGACTTATGCAAACTGCAAGTTGAAAATAAAGCGTTATTTGATGAGATTACTGCAAAATAACCATAAAACGGAGGAATTAAATTATGGCAAACTTCAATTCAAAATACTTTAATAGTGAAGTATTCTTAAAATATAAAGACACTATTATTGACCCTGTAAAAGACAATTTATTAGAGAGTGGCGTTCTCTATGGCGACCTTGAATTAGCAGTCGCACTCGCTGACCAAGTTGGTGGTAATTATATTACAAGACCAATGAAAGGTTTATTAGATGGAACACCTGATAACTATGATGGTTCTACTGATATTAATTCAAGTGCATTAAATACTTTCTCACAAGGTATTGTTGTTATTGGTAGAGCAAAAGGTTTCAAGGAAAAAGATTTTACCTATTCAATTACAGGTAAGGACTTTATGCTTGATATTGCAGAGCAAGTTGCTCACTATTGGAATAAAGTTAATCAAGATATTATGTTATCAATCTTAAAAGGTATCTTCGCTACTGCGTTATCTTCTCAATCAATTGCAAAAACTGAAGTTGGTGCAGGAGATATTTTAGATGCCGTTTATGATACTTGTGGTGATAGAGAAGAGCATTTTAAAGTTATCTTTATGCACTCACATATCGCTAAAGAATTAGCAAAGACACAATTAATTGATTATGTTAAATATACTGATAGCAACGGTATTACTCGTAATACTAATATTGCTACTTGGGAAGGTAGATTAGTTATCGTTAATGATAAATGCCCTAAAGTAGTTAATGAAAAAGAAAGTTCCAAGCACGATTACACTTGCTATGTATTAGGCGAAAGAGCATTTTGCTTCCAAGAACTTCCTGTATTAGTCCAAGCGGAAATGGCAAGAGACCCTGCTACTAACGGGGGAGAAGAAACACTCTATTCTCGTGAAAGAGTTATATGCCAACCATTTGGTATTTCGTTTAAATCAGGTGCTATGGCAAGTTTATCTCCAACAACTCAAGAACTTGAAAATGGCGATAGTTGGGAATTAGTTAAAGACCCTAACGGCAATACTACTGAATTAAAAACAATACCATTTGCAAAAATTGTATATACTCTTTAATCAATAAGTAGTTAATTTTAGGAGAGCGGTTTATGACAGAGTTTGAAAAAGTAGAACAAATGAAAATACTTATGGGTATCACAAACCCTATTGATGACAATGTTTTAACCGCTTTTCTTAATCAAGCGAAAGCAAAAGTTCTTACTCGTAGATTTCCGTATGGAATAGATGGCAAGACAATAGAACCTTGCTATGAACATTTACAAGTAGAATTAGCAATAGTTTTATATTCCCAAAGCGGTGCAGAGGGACAATCAAGTCATAACGAAAATGGTGTAAATAGGACTTGGCGTTCAGTTGATGAAATATTAAACGAAATTACACCAATGGTAGGTGGTTTCTTCTATGAGAAATCTAAATAAAAATAAATCTAATTTCTATGCACTTAATTATGTTGGCAAAGAAGAAATATTAGATGAACACGGAAATAGAACAGGAGAATATCTAATTAGTTATAGCGAACCAATGTGTGTGAATGCACATATAAGCGGTGCTAAAGGTAGTTCTAATGTTGAAATCTTTGGAACTGATATTTCTTATGATAAGACAATAATTATGGACTTGGCATATTTTAAAGAATTAGGTTTAAATGAAAATAGCACATTCTTCATAGATAAAGAACTTGCTTATGATAACGAAACGCCTTTGTATGATTACAAGGTTGTTAGAATATCAAAGACACTTAATGAGGTTGCGATAGCAATTTCGCAAGTGAGAAATGAAAATTAAGTTAAAAGGTTTAACCAAAGTATTAAAACATTTAGATAATATAAAAATCAACGTTGAAAAAATGGCGAAAGATATATTAGAGCAATTAGCAAACATAGGTGTAAGACAGGCAAAAATATTATATGAGAATGCAGTTTACGATGGTAATTCAAATGTTTATGTATATTGGGTCTATTCTAATTTACTTAAAGTTCAAGTAGTAGCAACAGGCGAAGCAGTAATGTTTATAGAGTTTGGCAGTGGTATTAAGCGCAATGTTGGAATAACAAACCCATTAAGAGATACTACTAAACCTACTGTAGGTGCGATAGGCTCTTATGGTAGAAAGCAAGGGGCTACAGGTAAGCGTTGGTTCTATAACAATGTTTTACCTAAAAACCCTACAAGCGATTACAAAGGTCCGGGAGATACAATAACTTATTTTGAAACAAGAAAAACAAGTTATGGTTCTATTACAAGACAAAGAACAAGAGTTCTTACAAGTTGTTCTACAAAAGGAAATCAACCTGCTCGTGCTATGTATGGTGCAGATATGGTTATGAGAGTTCAAATAGAGAATGTAGTTAAAGGAGTGATTAATAAATATGTTAGATATTGAAAACGAAGTATTTAATGATTTGACTGAATTATTAGTCAATGCATTCCCTACAATTACAACCTCAAGCGTATATACCAATACACCAAGCAAATACCCATTTGTTAGCATAGAGGAAATTAGTAGTAGCGTAAATATCAACGAGGAAACAAGTTGTAATATAGATGAAATTACTAATGTTGGGTTTGAGGTCAATGTTTATAGCAAAGACCCACAAAAGAAATCAAACGCAAAAGCAATGGCGAAAGTCGTTGATGAGTATATGATTGAAAAAGGTTTTTACCGAGTAAGTAAAACACCTATGCAAGATGATAATGAAACGATTTATCGTTTTGTATTAAGATATAATGGTAATATATCTTTAGATAATAAAATATATAGGAGGTAAAATTATATGGCATTATCAACAATACACACAGCCCTTATGTATGCGAGATTTAATCTCACACAAGACCCATCTATTGAAGAGGGAAAAACTTACTATGTTAAGAAAGAGGGCATTTATGTAGCAGTAGAAAAACCTGTTGCAGGAAGTTTAGGTTCTTATTATGAAAAAGGAGATATGCAAAAATTAATTTGCATTAAAGATTATCCTGATATGGGTGGAACTCCTGAACAAATTGAAGCAACAACTTTATGTGATGAAAAAACAACTTATGTAGAGGGCGTTCAATCTGTAAGCACATTATCTTACACAG